CTTGGTGTCAGCACTCAAATATATCACACGCTAATCTGCTATACTTATATAGAATAGAAACGAGTAAAACATGACAAAAAGTTTATTGCAACAAATTATGGTTAAGCAGGAAAAACCACCAGTGCATTCTATAGATGCGATTGGTCTTACTGAAAAAATTCAGTCTGGGTATACTGTTAATCGAATTGACAAGCATACACAAAAGAAAACATTTGCACCATCTACAATTGCCTACGGTCATGGAGAATGTCCAAGATACTGGTACCTTGCTTTTGATGGTCAAACATTTGAAGATGATGCAACACCATACAGCGCAGCAAATATGACTGCTGGGACTAAGTCACACGAAAGAATTCAAGAGGCTATGAGAAATGTTCCAGATTTTCTTGTAGATGAAGAGTTTAAAATCACCTATTCAGATCCTCCAATTTTTGGGTATGGAGATGTTATGGTTAATTGGCAAGGAGAAGAACTCCTTGGTGAAATTAAAACAATGATGAATGAAGGCTTTGAGTATCGTAAAGCACATATGAAGCCAAAGACTGGACATTTAGTCCAGTTGCTTATTTATATGAAGATTCTCAAGAAGGCAAAAGCAGTTCTGATTTATGAAAATAAAAATAATCACGAATTACTTATTCTTCCTGTAGAAGTTAATGATTATTATCGTCGGTGGGTAGACCAGACGTTTGAATGGATGCGACAAGTTCGTAAGGCTTGGGTCGATAGAACCCTTCCTGAAAAGAACTATCGTTCCAATTCAAAGATTTGCAAATCATGTCCAATTAAAAAGGCTTGTGCAGATGCTGGTAAGGGAGACTTTAAATTAAAGTCCTTGGAGCCACTAGATGAAACATTGTCAATGGTGTGACAGAGTATTTGAAACAACTATAAGTTATCAAATTTATTGTTCACCTAACTGTCGTGATGAAGCAACAAAAGAAAAAATTGCTGCTCGTTATATAATTTCTAGACGGCAAAAAAGAAAAGGCAAAGAAAGAAAATGTAAGTCTTGCGGTGAAGCGTTATCAATATATAATGACGAGAGTTTATGTATAAAATGTAATGTAAATCCAAGCGATGTAAATAAAGCATTAAAACAGATTAAGGATAATTTGAAATGAAACTAGCAGAGGCAATAGGAACTAAACTTCCAAAAACTATTTGTGCAATAGATGCCAGCACCAATAGTCTTGCCTTTGCTCTTTTTAATACAAATGACAAAGGTCTTGGTGCGGTAGGTAAGATTAATTTTAAAGGCAAAGATACCTATGAAAAAGTTATGGATGCTGGACAAAAGGTCAAAGCATTCTTTGATTACTATGGTGGGTTTGAAGCAATAGTAATTGAGCATACTGTATTCATGAATAGCCCTAAGACTGCTGCAGATCTTGCATTAGTTCAAGGGGCTATTCTTGGAGCAGCAGGACAGTCTGGAACAAAGGTTATTGGTAAGGTTGCACCAATCACATGGCAAAACTTTATTGGAAACAAAAAGATTTCTAAAGATGAAAAACTATATATTAAATCACAAAATCCTGGAAAGTCAGAGTCATGGCTTAAGGGGTATGAACGTGAACTTCGTAAACAAAGAACAATTAACTTTATCAATGTTCAGTACGATAGATCTATATCTGATAATGATGTTGCAGATGCATGCGGTATTGGTCACTGGGCATTAAAAAACTGGGGTAAAGCAATAGGAGTTGACAATTAATACCATGGGTGCTAAACTATATACAAGCGAGACTTTTATGCGTAAGCGTTATCTTATGGATAAAAAGACTCCAGAAGAGATTGCAAAGGAGTGTGGAGTGAGCCTAGAAACCATCTATGTCTACCTTGCAAAATTTGGATTAAGGAAGTCAAAGCGATGAGCGATAACTTACACATTACTGTTGATCAAGTCAATCATCCGTCTCACTATACAACAGATCCGTCTGGTGTTGAGTGTATTCAGATTACACGCCATCGTAATTTTAATATTGGTAATGCATTTAAATATTTATGGAGAGCAGGATTAAAAGATGAGAGTAAAACAATTCAAGATTTAGAAAAAGCAATTTTTTATATTAAGGATGAGATTAACAGATTAGAAGGTAAGTATGTCAACTGAAGACGATCTCGTTAAGCACCTTGATCAAGTAAATCAAGTTGTTGAAGAGTATTTAAAGGGTAGTGATCCAACTCAAATATCTAAAGATCTTGCAATACCAAGACAAAGAGTTGTTGCATATATTGATGAGTGGAAGGTTAGTGCATCAAATAATGCAGCCATTCGTGCTCGTGCTAAAGAAGCCCTAGCAGCAGCAGACACTCATTATAGTAAACTAATCTCAAAATCATATGAAGTTATTGATGAAGCAACAATGACAAATAATCTTAGTGCCAAAACAACTGCAATAAAGTTAGTTATGGATATTGAATCTAAAAGAATTGATATGCTTCAAAAGGCTGGCCTTTTAGAGAATAAAGAGTTAGCAGATGAGATGATGGAAATTGAAAGACGGCAGGAAGTTTTAGTATCTATATTAAAAGACATTGCATCTGAGTATCCACAAATTCGTGATGAGATCATGCATAGGCTTTCTTCTTTTGCAAAAGACAATGAGGTGATTACCGTTGTCCACGATGTTCAATGAGTTTCTTGAAGTTCTTAAAGACAATCACTTTATAGAAAAGCCAGTAGATGCAAGAACATTTGTAGAGGGTGAAGACTATCTTGGACAGCCCCCGCTTTCAGACATTCAGTATGATATTGTTGAAGCAATGAGTCAGATATATCGCAAAGAAGATTTAATTGATTTAATGGGAGAAGAAAAAGGATCAAGATACTATGAAAAATACACAAAAAATGAAATCATCTTACAACTTGGTAAAGGTAGCGGTAAAGACTTCACCTCTACTGTGGCTTGTTCTTATATTGTATACAAACTACTTTGTCTTAAAGACCCTGCAAGATACTTCGGAAAGCCATCTGGAGATGCTATAGACTTAATCAATGTTGCTATTAATGCTCAACAGGCTAAAAATGTTTTCTTTAAAGGTTTCAAAACAAAAATTGAGAAGTCTCCTTGGTTTGCTGGAAAATATTATGCAAAGGCTGATTCAATTGAGTTTGATAAATCAATCACTGTTTATTCTGGACACTCAGAAAGAGAGTCACACGAGGGATTAAATCTTTTGCTTGCAGTTCTTGATGAGATTTCTGGTTTTGCATCTGAGGTTGGAACAGGAAACGAACAAGGAAAAACTGCTGACAATATCTATAAAGCATTTCGTGGTTCAGTAGATTCTCGTTTTCCTGATCTTGGTAAGGTAGTTCTTCTTTCATTCCCACGCTATCCAGGCGACTTTATTTCAGAAAGATATGATGATGTTATTGCAGAAAAAGAAGTTGTTGAAAGAACCCATAAATTTATAGTAAATCCATTGCTTCCAGATGATGCAGCAGATAACTCATTTGACATATCTTGGGATGAAGATCATATCATTTCATATAAATATCCTGGGGTATTTGCATTAAAGAAACCAACATGGGAAGTAAATCCTACAAGAAAGATTGATGATTTTAAGATTGCTTTTATGACAGATCTTGGAGATGCAATGATGCGTTTTGCTTGTGTTCCAACATTTGCATCTGACGCCTTTTTTAAACAACATGAAAAAGTAAGATCATGTATGACTACAAGAAACCCAATAGATACATTTAAAAGATTTGATGAATCATTTAAGCCAGACCCAGATAAAAAATATTATGTTCATGCTGACCTTGCACAAAAGCATGACAAGTGTGCGGTTGCGATTGCACATGTTGATAAGTGGGTAAATATCCAGGTAATTAATAATTATGAACAAGTAGCACCCATTGTAGTAGTAGATGCAGTTGCTTGGTGGGAACCAAAAATTGAGGGACCAGTTAATCTATCAGAAGTTAAACAGTGGATTCAAAACCTAAGAAGACTTGGATTTGATATTGGATTGGTTTCATTTGACCGTTGGCAATCATTTGATATTCAGAATGAACTTCAGCAGGTAGGAATGAGAACTGATACTGTTTCTGTTGCTAAAAAGCACTATGAGGATATGGCCATGCTTGTTTACGAGGAAAGACTTGTTATGCCAGCAATCGAACTTTTGTTTGAAGAATTAACACAATTAAAAATTATGAAAAATGACAGAGTTGACCACCCCCGCAAAAAGTCAAAAGACTTGGCTGATGCTGTGTGTGGAGCAATATTTGGGGCAATATCTCATACACCCAAAGACCAAAATCTAGTTGTTGAGGTTCATACTATTAGTGATCGACCAAAGCAGGTTGACAAGGATAGTGAGAATCTGATACAATATAAACCTATGCCAGATGATGTAAAAGACTATTTGGATAGATTTAACTTACTATAAAACAAGGAGAAATAAAGAATGAATTCATTCAAGAAGATCGCACTAGCCATGGTTGCAGCCATGACTCTGGGCACAATCGTAGCAACACCTGCAAGTGCTGCTGTAATGACAGTCGCTGTATCA